ACTGATAAAGCAGCTCTTTGCTCTCTACCTACCAATGCAATGTTATAACCACTCATATCTCCAAACGCTTTACCACGTCCAATGTTACCACCTGTAACAGTCATTCCATTATAAGCACCTGCAAGATACAAATCACCGAAGCCTGTAGCCTCATTGATGTTGTTATCTTCTACGAAAATCTGAAATCTACCTTGTGCAAGTAATTTCAAGTTCTTTAATGCATCTTTTGATAAATTAGGCAAAGCTAAATTGATAGTTTGCTCATAAAATACCGTTCCGTTTTCTTCTGAAACTGTAATCGCTTCGTCAAAGTCTGAAGATTGAGGGTTTAATTCGTACTTGTACGCTGAACTAACAGCCCCTAAGTCATCTAATTCCCCATCTACATCAATCGTATAAGCACCCATCACATTGTTGTTCACAAAGTAAATGTTTCTTATACCACCGATACTCTCTCGACATTCCAAAGCTCTACCGTTTGCTACTAAACAAGCCATATTTCTTTATGTTTAAATAAGAGGGAGCGTTTAAACCCCCTCTGTATTGTTATTATTATGCGTTGTAATAAACGATGTCTGAACCGTTTGCAAATCCTACACCTGCATTCCACTTCATCACTAAACGTACGTTATCAGAACCATCAGTTGGAGTCATGTCTAATACACGAACTTCAGCCATATCTGTTACAAGGTCAGTTGCAAAGAATAGGTTTGATCTACGTGCAGCAATCATCTTGTTAGCTGACATTCCGGGTGCAAGAATTAACTTAGTACCTTCAAAGTTAGCTTCTGAAACTCCTACGTGGAAGTTGTCTTGGTAACCTAAAGCAGCTTGTGCAGAAATGTAAAATTTCATTGCAGCAGTACCGATGTAGATACCTAAATCTTCTTGACCGTAGTTAGCGTCTAAAATTGCATCACGAACTTTACCTAATTCAGCAATGATGTTTGCTGCTGATAAAGTTGTTGCAGTAACATCTACAACTGCTGCATCTGCTAAACATAAAGCTTGAAAACCATTAAACTCTCCAGTTGTAGCTGCTGCACCTTGCCAGATAGATTTCTCCATTTCCTGACCAACTACTGCACCTGCTTGACTGATAATGTACTCTTGGAAGTTTGAAGGTAAAGTACCGTCAATTCCAACTCTCATTTGAGAACCTGCAAAAGTAGAAAGCCATTCTTTCTTACAAAGTTGCTTGTTCAACCCAAGATTCTTAGGAGTTAAAGCTTTGTCATCATAAGTTACATCACCTGCGTCTGTGAAATCACAAGTTGCATCTACTACAGAAGAAGCTGATAAATCGAACTTCTTTAAGTTTACGCTATAACTTACGTTAGGAAGTATAGTTACATTCCCTTTTGATAATGTTTCACCACTTAAAAGTGATGCTGATATGAAACCTGCAGCCTCTTCGCCTACATATGCCCCATTGATTGAATCTGCCATAATCTTTTATTTATTTTTGTTAATTAAATACTGTACTCTACCTTGAGCTGATAATTTACCAAACTCTACTGATGTTAAACTTACCGTTGAACTAAAGTTACCTTCTGGATTTGGTTTAACTTCTTCACCTACTGCTTCGAACTCTTCAACCTTAACAGCGTTTTCTTTTGCTTCTACTTTTAAAGATGCAAATTCCTCTTTGATAGAGTTAAACTCCTGTACTAAGTTTTCAAGAACTCCGATAGCTTCGATAAGTGCTGACTTAGAATTGTCTTCTGTAGCCATTTCCTCTTCAACTACTTCTTCTTCAACTTTCTCTTCTGCTGCTTTGATTTCGGCAATGATACCTTCCTCAACTACAACTAAAAGAGATCCGTCAGCTAAAGCATATTCACCAATTGGCAAAGGTTGCTTTTCTTCTTCGACCATAATGAATACAGCAGAACCAACTTCAAGAGAATCAGCACTAACGATAGTACCATCTTCCAAAGCTAACTCTTCGAACTTCATTTGCTCTTTTGCCTCTTCTAATTCTACTGGAGTTACTTCCTCCACCATACCTAGTAAGACCTTAATCTTCTTCAATGTTTCCATGTTCTTTATTTTATAATACAATTAAAACTAGTTTGTTGCGTTTTCATCTTCCATAATGATTTGACGGATAGCTGCTAAAGTAGAATCTTCACTCATCTCTTGCTTCTTTTCGTTGAAGTATCCCTCCACAGAAAAACCTTTAACTACACCCTCTTTGATATAGTTCTGCCATATGTCCTCGTTGTCTATCTTCATAGTCGCAACCCACGTGCCTACTGGATAACTTAACCCAAACGCTTGTGTCTTATCGTGCTTGGTATCAGCTACTAACCACGTTTCTATTGTAGTGATTCCATTCACCGTTCTTGCATGGTCAATCGTTGCGTTTTGATGCTTAGAATTAAGCATATATAATTGGCTTACTCTTTTCACTGTTTCCTTAGAAAAGAAGCATTTATACTTTTCTCCGTTCTCATCTACTCGAATAATCTCTAAATCAGGAATCATAACTGCACCCATTACAATACGCTCATCCGTATCTACGGTCGCAAAGGTTTGCTTCTCTTCTGAAAAGTATCTGAAGTTTTCTTCTATCGCAGGTTTATCTACTAGACTAATTGCGAATACTCCGAAATCATCTTCTTCCTCGTTTATTACAAATTCTACTACTCTCATTTTATAGGGTTCTTTGGTTATTAATATATGCTTGAGCCTCTTGGCTGTCTGTTACTTCTTGTGATATTACGTATGCTTGTACTGGTTGTTGTCCTTGTCCGTTAATGGTATCTACTACATCGCCTAAACCTGTTTGAGCTGGAATTGATGCTGCTATATTTCCACCTACAGAACCAACGTTAGGAACACTCCCACCTGAACCACTCCCTACATCAGTGCTTATAATAGTTTTAACATTCGATAAACCTGTTGCTATAATTGCTGCAGCATTAATATAACCTACTGGAGTACCTGCTCCTGCTGCTAGTGCTTTCGTTGCTCCTAAGTAAGTCGAAATTGTAGCTTCACCGATAGCCAAACCTTTTGAATCTCCTGCTAACTTACCTAATGCACCAGCTAAACCTCCAACCAATGCAAGTGTAGCGTTGTTTGTATCTGTTGTTGCTTTGACTTTTGCTAGTTCTAACTTCTTTTCTTTGGCTGCTTGTGTGGTTTTAATGCCTACTATCTTATCGCTAAAGAAAGCTTCTACATCTGCCTTGGCTTGTTCACTTGCTTCTAATCTTTCGAGTTCTGCTAATTGCTTATCCTTTTCCCTTTCAACGGCTTCTATTTCACTCTCATCTCTTGCAAGTTTGAATTTGTTTGTAATCGCATCAATAGCCGTTTCTCTGTATTCGGCTTGTTTAATTAGTCTATCGGATTCTAATTTATCAGATTCCTCTTTAAGTTTTAACTGTTTATTATATCTTGCTACTGCTTCTGCGTTTATGCTTTTCTCAAAGTCATTTACCTGAGTAACTACCTTTTTCTTTTGTTTTATAGATGCCGTTTCTAATTCAATTAAACGAATCTTCTCATCATTCAATCGTTGTAAATCCTCTTCTAAACTTTCGCCTAAACCGACCTCTTCTTCTATGGCTGCTACTTTTCTTCGTTGAAGTTCTAATTGTTTAGCTGTAGTTTGCTCTTCTAATACTAATGCAGCTTTTAATGCTTCTAGTCTAACCTCATTACTTGCGTGTTCATCTTCTGCTAATAATAAAGCCTTAGCAATCTCTTGGTTTGTTTTAGCCTTTTCAATATTAAACCCTCTTGTGGCATCTGTAATATTTTGAAGTTCACCCTTAAGTCTTACCGCTGCATCCACCTCAGATACTATCTCATCTGCTATACCACTTAAAGCCCCTTTTACATCTTCGGCTGCCCCTTTAAAATCTCCTGAAAAGACTTTCATAATAGCTCCACCAATAGCAGAAATCCTATCTGTAAGAACTGAAATCGCTGCTCCTATTCCTGCAAATGCTTGCTCTAGTAGTTCAGCCCCTTTTTTAGTCTGTGTAAAATACGCCACAAGCGAACCGATCACAACTACAAACGCACCGATACCAGTACTAATAAGTCCTGCCTTAATGCTTCCAAACATTAATTTTCCAGTAGCCTTAACCTTAACCATCGCACCTCTTACAGTGTTCATAGCTCCACTCATTAAGGTTGCTTCTGTTGTAGCTCCTTTAATCTCTTTTGATGTTCCTTTTACAACTTTAGAAGCCTTGTCATTGGCAACTAAATCTAATACTACCTCTTGTGCCATAATTCTTTTATTTGTTTCCAAGCTTTCTTAAATGTGGTCGGATATTCATTCAATCCAAACGCTATCTCATTCTCTTTGCTAGGTTTTATTTTGCCTTGACAAATACCTTTTATAACTTCGTTTATCATTACCAATAACATTTACCACCATGACCACTACTGTAAGTCATTCCATTAGCTTCACAGCATAACGCTGTAGGGGCTGTAGCTGTACCACTTGCATCTACCCAATTAGTTGAACCATCCACATTAGATGAGATCATAGTTAAAGCACAGACACTATCGTCAGGAGTTTCAATTATTTTTATAAGCTCCACCTTAGTCGAACTACCTACACCCATCGCATAACTATCTATCTTATTAATTAACCAATAAGAATCCTTTACAAATACCTTATCGTTATATTTAAAGTCTGATATGTCTTGACTATCTAAATAGAAGTAAGCACTCATAATTCTCGCACCTTTATTGTAGATATTGTTTAAAGAATCACCCCAGTAATCTGTATAAACATCGTTGTTGGTTTGTGTTTCTACAATGTCATTTTGATACTTAACCGAACCGCTCTTGAAACGAATATCTTTATCCGTATTTACAACCATATTACCTGCCATGGAATAGTGATGGCAAAACGGATAAGCTGTGCGTTCTGAATAAGTGCCTGCGGGTTCATTCATTAATTCAAAGTTTGAATCTGTTGGTAAGTTTTTAAGTCCACTATAATAGAATAGCTTTGGCTTAGTCGTTACAGCTTCGGCTTCTCCGTTGTTCCACTTGTAATGCTTAGAAATAAACATTCTATTATTAGGGATCTTATCAGGCACAAAGCTTGAAAATATAGTCGGCACTTTCAATTCTCCACTTCCAAAATCCCCATAAAATGGGAACGTGTATGAGTTGTAGATTGTACCTTTCTCGTCTAACCAGTCCTCATTATTTATATCCTTATCTTCTTTATCCGTTAAGTTAATCTCTGCCTTTCTGTATTTACTTGTTGGCTCTATTAATATACTCTTAGAAACATCTAATTTATCAGTCCAATCTTTAGAAGTTCCTGCATCTCTGTAGTCTTGTATTGGTTCAATATTTAATTGATTAGGAATATCCTTGTCAGATTCAGCAATTAGGTTGTACCTTGAGAATATAGCTTTGATAAAATCAACTTGTTTATCTTTAGATAGTAAGTTATTTCCTGCACCTAACTCTACTGTACCACCTTCAACTGCAATAGGAATAGAGGTAAGTTTAAAGAATGAATCGTATAGAATGCTGTTTATCGTTCCTGATGTTTCTATTGTAGTCGTAGTGTTATCTCCATTAACCCTAACTAAAACAACTTTTACGCCATCCCCAGATGTTTGGTATATTGATTCAAAATCAAAAGTATGTACCGATAGTCCTGATGTTGCAGGTTCAGGTATGTTTTTCCATGCAGTAGGAAGTCCATTTGTGTACAAATAAACTCTAAATCCAAAATTAGATGATAGGGTAATATTTAACACCACCTGTACTTTAAAGTTGTAATTTCCTGCATGAGGTGCGTTGTAGTTGTATGAACTAAAATTACCATTTATATCATAATACCCACTTGCAGTAGTTTCGTTATTGAATTCAATAGTTGAGGAGCTTGTTGGCGTTTGGTCTGCATTCATACCAACTTTAAACCCATCTACTAAATCAGTAATAGCACCCTTAACCTCACCCCCTAAAGTCATGTATTGACTAGTGAAGAATGTACTATTTAAGAATGTAGAACTAATTGTGTATCCTGCACTCTCTAATATTACGTCTAACAATGCCTTTAGTTGAATGGACGGTTTTAAATCTCTTGGCTTAATTGCTCCTGCGTTTGTATTTAACGTATCGCCATGATAAACAGAACCATAATCAATGATAGGATACAATATCTCAACTCCATCTGGTTGAGTTCCTATGTAATCGGTAACGCCACTCCAACTATTTAGAATATTAGCTTGTGATAATAGGTGATTGTACTTAGATAAATCTAAATCATTCAGCTTTGACTCTCCTAATTCAGTAGCTAGGTTAGCTATATCACCATAACAGATAACGGTATAGTTCTCTTTTAGGTTATCAACTCTTAATAATTGTAAATAACCCTCAAATTGTAGGTTTGAATCTACGTAAATAGAACACGAAGCCTTAACATCTGCCCTAAATACACCATCGACATTCACTTCGTAATAGTGAGCAAAGAAATCATTGTTAGTTTTACTATACGGGAGCGTAATGTTATGGGTGTAATTACTCTTTTGAGAGGTTATATCTTGTATCTCCTTACTCGAGTAGGTAGCTTTGATACTTATAGCCCCCAAATCTAAGTAAGTGGCATCACCACCATCTTGTGAATATGCTATTATCTGTACCATTAAACCCTAGATTTTAATGCGTGTGAATATTCATAATTGAATGTGTACTGAACTAGCTTATCGTTTAGATTAGTCTTAATATCTAAAGCGTTGTTCTTAATATTTACAGGATAAGACTTACCTCCTTCGATAATTTGTACTTCGTTGCTCATAAGTAAGCCTTTGAAATGCTCGTTCCATTCCTCGCCGATGTATCTAGTATTGATGGTGGTTAGTTTATTACCTTCTACCTTGTCAATCCTTCCACGCTCAAACGTATCTATTGTGAACGCTGTAGCATTCCATGAACCTGCCACATTCTCTCTCTGTGTTGAACGCTTAAAGTTCTCTTTATCAGATGAAGCCCCATCGAAATAGTAGTAATCCCAAACACCATACTTATTCTTCCAAGCTAAATTCTTACCTGCGTATTTTGATGAGTTGCAATTTGCATCGCTTACCATTTCAAATAAGTATGTTTTAGATAAATGTGCGTATTCATACGCTCGACTTATTCCAGTACCCACAGTTGATCCTGTTGCGTAGAATAGAGTTCCTACATTATTATCAGCAGCACCTATCGTTGTATAATCAGTTGTTCCTACCGTTATTATCTGTATATATTCGCCTTGTTTTATTTCTGCTGAAGTGATGCGAGTAGTACTAGCCGTATGAGTTGTATTTATATATTGAATAGTATAATATTTAATGCTTGCCGTTGGTTGGTATCCTCCATACAAATCGTATTTCATATTCATAACGTTAGCACCACCACAAGCTAAGTAAATTAAGTACTCATCTTCTGTATTAGATGATGATGGTGTTTCCGAACCAGCTGCACTATTATTCTGTACCGATATAATACCTACATGGTTATCGTTTGCTCCATAAGTATCAGGTTTATCTTCATAAAACTTATACAAGAATCTACCATTTTCAGTATTGAAGTAGGTAGAATCTTCATTGAACAACGCCATAGTCTGGTAGTCATTCGCACTCGTTAATTGTGCTATCTTACCTTCTAAATCGTTTTGATTTGTGGTATCCGTTGGTCTATCAGTAATGAATTGTGAAGGTGTTGCTTGTGCATCAAAATCAAACTTAGTCAAGTCAAACGTCTTTTGATCCTCCCAGCTATCTGCAAAGTTAATTAATGCTTTAGTAATATCAGAAGCACCTGAAGCGTTTACCGTAATAGCTCCTCCTGATGTACTTGAATACTCTTCATAGAACTCAAACAGAACCGTTCTAAGGTCGCCACTATTTTTAGAAGCAATATAGTCATTGAATGTAGAACCGCTTGGGTTAGGTATGTTTTGTGGCATCAAGTGAATAGAATCGTATTGAGTACCTGTAATTGTATTCTTATGCTTCTGAGATATATCAATGTAGTTCTTCACTATCTTTTCAAAAGACATATGAGCTGAACCGTTGATGTTCTTAGGTTGTTTAATACGAGCTACTACAACACCGCCGATAGTTATATCAACCACAAATTTGAAGTTGAATGTACTTGCAGTATTACTCGTTAATGTTAGCGTCCAATAGTTAGGACTTGTTACCGTTGTTGCCATTACTTTTTATTTACTTCGTCTATTGTTTGAGATAGAAAAGATTCTACATCTAATCCAAAAGCTTTTACTAATACTCGAGGAAGCTTCTTATACTTCATTGCAAACGCGTCAGTAAAGAAGTTAGTTCCTTCATATCCAAATCTATTTATCTTTCGAGTTACTACATATGCAATACCTCGTTGTTGTTTTTCTTTATTCTTCCAAGCCTGAAACTGACCTTTTGAGTTTCTAGGCCTTAACCCTTTCCTCTTTACCCATTCTAATATCTTAGGGTATAATTCAGAACCACTTCCTGAACTACTTGGCTTTCTACCTTTATCAATCGCAAGACCGTAATCTTCCATCTTGAATTTTAAACTGATGCTATTCGCTGCTACTTGAAGGTCTGAGTCCATTGACTTATACAGACGACCAGTATCGTAACCACGCTTTCTAGATTGTAATAAACTTGCAGCACGAATAACGACATCAAGACCAAACTTTCGCAAGGCTTTATTTGTTTTATCATAATCAAATGCAGCCATTAAATTGGACTGTTACAAGCGTTATTGTGTGATGGTACTGTAATTGAGATAGTTGCCTTCCAACCTGCTAATAGATTCTCAAACCTGTCTGTAAATGGTTCACAGGTTATACTATCACTTACCACGAAATCTCTAGAAGTCATCGGTGAAGTTGATTTTGCTATACCGTTTTTAAACTCTCTATAAATGTCTGATACTATCAAGAAGGTGTCATTCAATACATCGGGTTCATTAGAGCCATCTGCTGCCACTAAATCCATAACAAGCAAGTCAAACGTGAATACGAAATCTCTATTGTTTATCGTTGCAGGTTGCTCTATTAAATGAGCCTTTGCAAAGTTCATCTCATTACTTAAATCTACTTCGAATATATCACCAAAGGAAAAAGAGTTCAGCTGTTTATGTGCTTCACAAATATCCTTAAATTGGTTTACTACTGCTTTGAATGTTTTCATTTCTTTATTCTGTCTTGATCTCGTTTGTAACTCATGAAGGTAAACGCTTGTTCTATGCTTATCTTTGTAGCTTCATCTAACTTTAATAAATCTTCACTACATAAACTCATTAGTATTGAATACCAACCCCACTTCTTACCGAAGCTTTGCTGCTTTTGGTCGCCTGTTCCTCCTGTAAAGAGGTTAGCGAATCTCTCAAGTAGTCGTTTCCGATAGTCCAAAAAAAAACTAATGCAGAATTAACTACATTTGCCTTCATATTCTTCCTGAATAACCTAGCTCTTTCATCTACATCACCGTCATAAGCCTCAATACTATACTTACCAGCAGCTTCTTTCTCTACAGGTCTGTATAATATCGCCATAATAAGGTGCAAATTGTCGTTAAAGTCTTGGCATAGGGTGTCTAAATCAGCAAATTCACCCGTACTTATCTCTGAAAGGTTAGGGTGAAATCCATATTGCACCCCATTAATTGAAATAAGTTGGTGTAGTTTATCGCTTGACTTGGATAAACCTAGCAGTTTACTATACACATCATTCAAGTCGTTTAACTTAATCTGATCTATAATACCCCTGTCTGCATTGGTTAGCAGCTCAATCGTTTGCTTCTGTAGTTCGAGTTCATTCAGTTCACTAGCCTCTAATTTAGTCAGAGATTGTAGTTGCCCTAATGTAATCTCACTCAAGTCTGTTGGAATGTTTAACTTCATCTATTTAATAATCTTAAATTGTTTGTTTTGTATAACTATAAACAAAAAAAGCCCTCCGTTTGGAGAGCCTTACAATCGAGGGAGCGTTTATTTTAGTTCCCTACAAAGATAAAACAATATATTGAACTACCAAATTTATATACAATTAATTAATACTACGCAATCCCTTGTGTTAATATCATATGTCTTAAGTGCCCTATAGTTCCAAATTTAGATCCTTTGTAAAGATCCGACTTACCTACAGAGAAAACCACTTCGTTAGCTTGGATCTTATAGTTGAACGTCCAGTCGTTGTTAGTAGTAAACATTACATAAGCATCACCACCTATTCTTTCAAGTTCTGTAGTAGCTTCTAATAATGTTTCAAAGTCTTGTGAGAAGTTATTAGCGTTGTAAGTATAGTTTAAAGTAAAGCTCATAGCGTTGTGGTTAGGTTATCGCTTCATTGCGATAGGACAAATATACTACAAATTAATAGAACACCAAACTAATTGTGATTATTTTTAACATATTAGAATTTACCTAACTGCATACCTTCCAACTTTAGGCTTAACCTCATAAAACATTCTCATCGCTAAAGCATCGGAGTAATCAGGAGAACGACCTATCACAGACTTAACCACGTCCTTAGGTACTATCTTCAGCTTTCCGTCCTTATCTATGTCCTTAGTTCTAACCTGCTCTAGTTCTTCTGTGATGTGTTTGCGTGTATCTACATCTCTAATGGTTATACCTATCTGCCCTTTATTAATTAAGTCTGCAAGTTTATAATAGCATTGAGTTTTAAGGTTCTGAAAGTTCTCCTTCTTAATTGGTGATGCGTTGTTAATGAACCCCTTGCATCTGAGTACATCTTGAAGCCCACCACCAACACCATCACTATCGACTATAATATTAGACAGCTTAACTTGGTGATTCTTCTGTAGTTCTCTAATGTATTCAGCTAACTCTGTAATCGTATTCTTATCAAACGTCTTAATCATTACTACCTGAAGCCCTTCGAACAACATCACTACAGACTTATCCTCTCCCATACGAGCAACATCACAACTGATGTACTTCTCGCCTTCCGCTCCTTTGTTATCGAATAGGTTTAAGATGCTATCGTAGTTAATAAGTGAATCACTTGAGGCATCGTATTCCCAGTTTCCAAATAGTAAACGCTGTTTAGAAACTTCATCAAGCTTCGATAACTGCTTCTCATAATGCTTTGATATAAATTTATTGTCTGTTACTAATGAAGGGATAAATCTACGGTAGTCTTTTAATGTACCTAATTGAGCAGGTTTGTAGTACTCTGTGTAAACCCAATTCTTAGCAGGGTTGCAAGTCATTAGAAGCTTTGGAATGATTCCGTAATCATCTAGCTTGTATCTGATTCTAGACTGCACTACATTTACAGCCTTGTATGTTACTTGATTCACCTCATCAATGAATGCCCCTGTAATCTCTAATGAACCAAGACTATCGAAGTTTCTATCTGATGGGTATAAGAATAAATCTTTAAGTATTATCTCTGAACCGTTCTTGAATGTAACGATGTTAGATGAACCGTTGAAAGTATAATGTTCCCCACTCTTTAAACCCCAAGCACCACACACCTCAAAGAACGTGTTTAACGTAGTCTTCTTTAATGCATCTAACTTAGACCTTCCCATTAAGTATCGTGTCTTAGGATACCTTAAACACATAGTTACAAGCCAAGCAGAACCTACCCAAGACTTACCACCTCCAGCAGCACCACCAAATAGCACCTCATTAGTGGAATCATCGAATAGGTAGCGTAAACAATCCTTTTGCTTACTCGTAAATTCAGGACTTATCTCCAAGGTCTATATGTATTTTAATCGTTTCGTCATTACTGGTAATATCTAACTTATCACCGTACCCTCTAATTTTCCCTTTGTTCTTTAAAAGGAATTGAGTACTTGAATGATTACCATCTTTAATCTGCTTCATTAAACTGCTCTCTGCGAAGTCAAGTACTAGGTTATCCATTGCCTTAACCTTAGCAGCGAAGGCTTCATCATCCCTTAACCACTTGTAATACTGCGACCTACCTACTTCAGCTATCTTCAAAGCACCTGTAACAATTCCAAGCGTTTTCTCTAATGCTTTAAGCATCTGCACTTTAGCTAATTTAGTGCGATTCTGTTCTTCAGTTTCTTTCATTTTATAACATCCTTAATTGTGATTGATGTTGCTTTAAACGCTTCTGACTAGCATCGAAATACTCTTTATCTAATTCACAAGCCGTTAAATCAAATCCTAAATTATGACACGCTAAAGCTATTGAGCCACTTCCTAGATGTGTGTCGAGTATTTTGTCTCCTTGCTTTGCGTAGTTCATTAAAAGCCATTCGTATAATTTGACTGGTTTTTGTGTAGGGTGTATTCGTTGCTCTTTGTTCTTCATGTCGTGCTGAATCATTCCGTTCCAAGTAATTTCACAAATATTTACGCTTTTAGTCATAGATAGATAGGCAAGTTCAGCACGACCAAACGCAGTCCCTTTTTTATCCCAACATAAACGACCGCCAGATAAATCAAAATTACTATAAAAATTTACTCCCCAAATTATTTGGTTTTTTGATACTCTTTTTAATTCGTTGAAATATTCAGCTGATGGAGCAATATTTTCAAATACACTGTAGTCAGTTCTTTTTGTTGCTTGTTTGTTTTTCGATGTGTTATCTTTTAAACCTATCGCATCATTACCACCATAAGGAGGATCCACGATAGCCAAATCAAAGTGATTATCTTCATACCTAGCCATTAGTTCCATGTTGCACTCGTTGCTAATTTCCATACTTCTACATTTCAAATTCGCCCTCATTCATATCTAAACTCCTACGAACTTTAATTCCTCTATACATAAGGTTTGAGTCTTGCATATATACACCTAACCTCATGTGTAAAGTAACTTCATGTATAAGGTAAGTCCAAGTTAATGGATGCATAACAATCAAATTAGGTTCTCTTGATGTTTCCCTAACTGTGTTTCGTAATTGATGTTCTAACTTTGCTTGAAGCATCTTAGTCTTGTTTTCCATACTTTTCCATATAGTTTAAATGTATTTCTACTAGCATATCCTTGAATTGTTTTTTATCTCCGTACTTGATGTGGCAAGGTCTGCACACTGCTTGTAGATTACCGATGTAATCCTTTAACTTACTACCTCCCATGCCACGAGCCTCGATGTGGTGAATGTCTTGAGCAGGTGAATGACATACCTCGCAAGGGATATAATCCAACTCATCAAAGTTAAAGAACTCTAGATATATTTTGGTGTGTTTACGCATTACGGATTCTGTCTGATATACTTCTCCACCAATATCGAGGTGAATACTACTGTAAAAAATATTATTATTGGTGTTGTCATAGTTAAAGTTTTTCTCCACAGCACTCACAAACATCTTTAGTTTCTTCTGCTAAAGTATTGTCTTCGTACTTGTCGAGGTTAATATTCAAATCGTTTACTGTAAAACCTACCTCAAATAATAGTTCTTCATCGAAATAGTTCAAGAGTAAATCATCGTCAAATTTACCACCGTTTTTATTCAAGCGTAAATTAAGCTCCATCTCATCTGCTAAAGATAAGTCCAACACTACGCATAATATTGTATCGTTTCCTAATTCAAGCCAAGCACGTGAGCGTTGATGCCCTCCTATGATAATGTTCTCTCTATCCTTAGAAGAGTTTATAATGATTGGATCAATTAAACTATACTTCTTTAAACTTGCTTTTAAATCCTTAAATTGCTTCTTGTTAATCGTTCGTGGATTATACTCTGCAAACTTTAACTCGCTTAT